CACAAACCAAACGTCGCCAAAAGCTACTCGTGCTAATTTCAGTTCTCCTATCTTTGATACTTACCACACAGATGTCGTAGCCCCTACATACCAAATTGCTCAGTATGAAGCAGCAGCTGCTGATGAAAGAAACCGTTACGCGTATCGCGGAGAAGTAGTAATCCAGGGAAACCCGACAATACTTCCAGATACCCCTGTGTTTTTAGACGGATTGGGCAATCAATACTCCGGTTATTGGACAGCTTTATCTGTAGAGCATCACATTAAAGGAAACAAAGAGTACACAACAACCTTAACCGTTGGTGCTGACTCTTTAGGNTTATCAGCTCAATGGACAGATAACCAAACAATCAAAGCACCTAGCCAAAGTGTTAAAAGAGTCATTAAGCCAGGTATTCGACAAAAGAACATAGTTCCTAAGACAACTCTTAAAAAAGAGGGCGTAAGCCACAAGGAATCTGCAAAGGTACCTGTGTCTAAGGTTAAAAACGTATCTAAAACTAAACTTCCAACACTTCCAAGTTATTCTTGGAAGGGAACAGGGCAGAACTTAAAAGCACCTGTTGTTGCTGAAAAGAAAATACCTCCTGTTGCTATGGCAAAGATTAGGAGTGCCCATGGACGGTAAGACGTATTACGGCATTTACAGAGGCATTTGCCAAGATAATGATGACCCTGATTCTTTAAATAGAGTTAAATTTACTTGCCATCAAGTCCTTTATACAAATTGGTCTAATTGGGCTTACCCAGTCAACCCTATAACTGGTAACGCAACGCATATTAACCATACTGATGTAATAACCAGCGGTTCCTCATCTTCAGGAACCGCACATACACATTCAGTAACTTTAAACGCGTCTCATTCTGACCACATCAAGGTCCCTAACATTGGTCAAGGTGTTTGGGTGATGTTTGAAGGCGGAGACCCCAACTTTCCACTATGGGTAGGAGTATATTAATGGAACGTTCTATTGTTCTTCCTTTTTCAATCGATGGTTCTGGTTCCATTTTGTCTTCTTCTGACCCTCGGGTTATCTGGCAAAGCAGAGTAACTGCTGCAGTTATGACTGAAGTAGGCGAACGTCTATTCAGACCGGAATATGGTGGCAACATTAAAGACTCTCTATTTCAAAACCAAGAAGACGCTATCAACATTGCTGGAGCAAGTGTAAGAGAAGTATTTACTAAGTACCTTAAATCTTTGGTATTAGACAATGTTTCAGCCATTATTAACCAACAAGAAGGCGTACTAAGCATTACAATTGACTACACCCTGCCTAATAAGGAAAAGGTGCAAACCACCCTTAAGACAGGAACCCTTACCCGTTCTGGCGACGTTATTCAGGAGTACTAATGGCATCAAACTACATTCCTCAGGTGGATTACACCTCTAGAGACTATGCCGCTATCCGCGATGACATGATTGCCCTTATCCCTTCTCTTTTGCCAGAATGGACCTCTACAGACGATTCAGATTTTGGTATTATCCTTATTGAGCTTTTTGCCTATATGGGAGACATGCTTAACTACTATATTGACCGCGCAGCTAATGAAGGGTTCATAAGCACTGCTACTCAAAGAAGTTCTGTTTTGTCTATTGCTCAACTTTTGGGATACACACCAAGTACAGCAACTCCAGCTACTGTAACGCTTACTTACACTAATTCAACTGCAACCCCTCTTACAGTACCTGCTGGTACTCAAGTAGCTACGACAACAACAGTAAACGGAGTAAGCACTCAGATAGTCTTTGAAACTGATTCAGACTTATACCTTGCAGGCAACAGTAGCGATAACGTTCAAGCTACTCAAGGTAAAACAGTAAAATATGAATATCTTGGCGATTCAACGGGAGCGGCTAACCAAGTATTTGGTTTATCTCAAAGCCCTCTTATATCTGGTACTACAACTGTTATTGTCGGGTCTCTTGTAGGAGGAATACCTACAGGAACTACTTATACTGAAATTCCATATATTATTGATGCTGGGTATAACGACCCTTCATACTCTGTAGCTACTGACGCTAATAATTTGTCGTACATTACTTTTGGCGATGGAATTAGTGGACGCATTCCTCCTATTAACAGTATTTACGTCTCTTATCGCGTAGGCGGAGGAGCTTTAGGAAATGTTGGACCTGGAACTCTTACGTACCCTCTTACTAACGTAATGGCCGGTCTTAAGGTAACTAATTCTTTTAACGCGGCTGGTGGAGCAGATGCTGAAACAACGGATAGTATTCGTATTAATGCTCCTATTGCTTACACGGCTTTAAATAGAGCTGTATCTTTAGCAGACTACGCGGCAATTGCTGTTCGTGTACCTACTATTGCTAAAGCTATTGCTGATGCAGGCTCTACTTATAACAACGTAACTATGTACATTGCTCCGTTTGGTGACACGAGCCTAGGAACTCCCGGTGTAGACGGTGCTGGGGGGGTAACTTCAATTTTTACAACAGCAAGTACAGACCTTGTTTCTTATATTACAGATAAAGCACCTGCTACAGCAACAATTACAATTAATCCTCCTACATATGTTCCAATTAACATTACGATGACAATATACATAAAACCTCAGTATAAACAATCAAATGTAACATCTGCGGTTAATTTAGCTCTTAATACTTTGTTTGATTTTAATAATGTCATTTTTGCAGAAAACGTTGTACTTCAATACGTACATAACGCTTTGTCTCAAGTAGACGGAGTTGATTATGTAAACGTATCTCTATTAACAAGAGCAGATGCCATATTCACTGGAAATGTTGCTGCAAGCAGCCCAACAATAAGCAACGTTTCTTCTTTTAACAACATCCAAGTTGGTCAAGCAATTACTTTAGCTGATGGCGCTGGTGGAACAGTGACTATTCCAAATGGAACAACAGTATCCTCGTTTGATACCGGAGCGAAGACGATTACCATGTCAGCAAATGCTGGTGGTTCTGGGTCTTCGACAGGCGCTAGCTTGTGGACTTCATCTCTTGCACTTACAGGTGTTAATAGCATCCAATGTGCAGTAAATGAAATACCAGTGGCTGGCACCTTTATTGTTACTCCTTCTGGCGGAATAGTAGGTTAAGGAAAGATAAATGACAACAACATCCACATACCCAAGCTCAGTAGTTAACTTTGGTATTGACAAAGTTAACGGAACTGACCTTATCCAAGCAGCAGACCCTAATACCCTTCGTGCTGAAGTAGTTGCTATTGAAACGACACTTGGCGCTACTCCGTCACTATCTACTGCACCAATATCTTCTTCTACTTGGTATAACGATGGACGAGATTACACAACAGTTATTAATCGTCTTGCTAACATTGAAGCCGGTATTGTTGCAGATACGCACACTCAGTACGTTAAAAAAGACGGTGGTAGCACAATTAATATAACGAGTGACGTTACCGGTTTAACTATTAAAAGCTATTCAGGACAATCTGCTAACCTTCAAGAATGGCAAGATTCTTTAGGAAATGTCCTTGCATCTATTGATGCTACTGGAAAGTTTACCGCTGTAAACGTATCTGGTGGGGGAAGCGCTGGATTTGAAGGAAACCTTTTACTGGGTGGTATGTAATTGTCAAAATATGGAATTGATTACTACGGCACTGCCTACTACGGAGCTAACACTTCCGTAGAGTTTACGGCTGCCGGTTTTGTAGCAAATTCTTATGCTTATAATAAAATTCAATTAAGTTGGGCGACCCCTTCCGGGCCATGGGACTACATTCGTTTAGTTAGAAGTCAATACGGATTCCCTGTATCAGCAGATGATGGTGACCTTCTTTTAGAACAAACTAACCCGGGTCCCACCCTTTATATTGATGTAGGACAATCTCCTAATAACGTAGGTCTTAGTTCTGGCCAACCTTATTANTACACACTTTTTGTAAGAGAAACTACACACAATAGCTGGCAAACAGCTGGTAACGCTCTTGGTATTTCTGTAAAAGACTACGGAACTACTCAGACAATGTATGACTATCTTCCTAAGATTCTTACATCTAATATTCCGTATGATACTTCCTTAGAAACTAACAACGACTTCCTTTTTAGATTCCTAAAGCTTTTTGCTTTTAACATGGACTTGTGGAAGACACAAGCAGAAAACATTTCTAATCGATATGATGTTACAAAGATAGATGGTCGCCTTATTCCTACATTTATGGAAAAGTTTGGCCTTACTTACGAACCTAACATCGGACTAAAGCAATCTCGTATTCTTCTTCGTAATATTGCTTTGCTGTATCAAAACAAAGGAACAAAAGCAGGAACTAACGAATTTATTAAAGCATATGCTGGATATGACAATAAGCTGGTAATGGGCAAAAACTTAATGCTTGACCAAAATGATTCTTCTTTTGAACAGTCAATTGGTTCATGGGCGTCTATTA